GAATACAGATATGGTAAGTTTCACGGTTCTTTTAATCGCGATACTGAACTTGGTAAAATTCTAGGTCGGTTTCCAGAAAATATACCAGATGGTGGTCAAACACCATTTGCCCTTGCGATGGGTGCTGCCCCAGAATGTGTAAATTCAAATGATCCAGTTCAGTCTTATCGTGCATTCTATCAAACTAAACAAGATCGGTTCAAAATGGTTTGGACAAATCGTGAAATGCCTGAATGGTTTAAAATGAAGGAGACTTTACAATGAACAGGTACGAACTTAAACAAAAATTATCTCAAGGCGTATATCATATACAATTTGAAAAAGTAGACGGAACTTTACGAGATATGAAATGTACTCTGGATAAAAATCATATTCCAGAAAGGTCGGCGACTGGCACAACAAGAGAACATCGTATCGATGAAACAGTTTTGCCCGTATGGGATGTTGAAGCAGAAGGTTGGCGATCATTTCGAATTGAATCGCTCAAAGAAATGAGAGAAATACCTATCCTATGATTGATGAATTCATTTTCACCGTACTTACTATCTCCATTGTTATCTTGGCATATACTCTTGGTAGAGTAACAAAGTCAAGAGATTTAAAAGAAATGGAAGACCATATTATAGAAAACACTTTGGAATATTTGTGTAAAAGAGATTATATCAGATACACAATCGATTCTTCTGGTGAAAAAGAGTTACATAAATTTTACGAAAAATAACTCTTGACAAGTAAAGAGTCTTGTGATATGATGTTTCCAAAAGGAGAAACATAATGGTACGTCGAATCTCAAAGTCTAAGAAGACTAAATCTTTTGGTCGCAGAATTAAAGTTGGATTGCAAGCGGCCCCTACCGATACATGGGATAAATTTTATCAGTACTTCAGAATTGAAGTTGATGGCAAAGATGTGTCTTCGATTCTGAAGACTTATATTCGTAAAAATTTTTCTAAAAAAGAAGCATCAATTCTCTTGTCAGCCCCGGAAAGCATTTACACAATGTCTACTGGTGCTGCTGCTTCTATTCATTGGCAAAATCTGAAAAAAACATTTCCCCAGAAATGGAAACCTCAAAAGAGTATTGATTTGGCACTTGCTAACATTAGGTCTTTTGCCAAAAGAGAAAATAAAACATCGACAAGAATTTCTCCTATGGTTCTTTTGAAGAACAAGATTTCCGATTATCTTGGTGAACTCGAATCAATCGTGGATGACTGGGAAAACAACAAAGATTTCTCTGTGTATTCGGATTTACAATCAAAAGATGCTGCGTCAAATATGGCAAAGGCTGTGAATGATTATTACACACCGCTTCTGAAAGAACTCAACGAACTGGTGACAAAAAAGACAGACGATCTTATGGAAACATACGATCATCTTTCGATTCGTAAAAGAAAAGAATATATGGAGTGGATTGAAAAACTCGTAAAAGAATCCGAACAATATATTCTGGGTAGAACGGCAACTCGGAAACCTCGCAAAACAAAACCAAAGACGGCAGACAAGCAAGTTGACAAATTGGTCTATCTGAAAGATTCCAATGAATATCGCTTGACTTCTATCAATCCTACTGCTATTATTGGTGCAATGCGGTTGTACACATTCAACACTTCGAATCGTGTGCTGACTGAATATGTAAGTCGGTCTCCAAAAGGGTTCGAAGTCAAGGGTACTACACTTCAACTATGGGATGAAGAAGTCTCTCGTTCTATTCGGCTTCGTAAACCTGATGATGTTTTGTCTGTTGTCCAGACCTCAACAATCCCCAAAATCAATAAAATGATTTCCGAACTGACTACGAAACCAACAAAAGTAAATGGAAGGATTAATAAATACACAATTTTAGTAAAAGCGATGAGTAAATGAATCAGATATTATCAAAGGAGTTATTCTCAAAAAGAATAGAAGAAAAAATTCGCAACAATAAAGAAACCTACATTGATGCGATTATAAATACTTGTGAGGAATTCAGAATAGAACCTGATGACTGTAAAAAATACTTGAACGGAAAAATAATATCAAAGTTACAGGCGGAGAGTATTAGAAATAAAACAGTCATTTCAGACAGTTCATCGGGTGTTCTGAATTTCTGACATACGATTACATACAAATATATCTAAGTACATACAAGGAGATACAAATGTCTTTAGCAACATTAAAACGCAACAGAAAAGATTTTCTGACCAATATCGTTTCTCAAGCAGAGAAACTTAATACGGCAAAAGTTGATTATTCAGATAATCGCTTTTGGAAACCTACTCGTGATGCTGCGGGTAACGGTTATGCCGAAATTAGATTTCTTCCGCAAAGAGAAGATGAAGCAGTTCCTTTTGTTAGATACTGGGATCACTTCTTCAAAGGACCGACAGGTCAATATTATATTGAAAAATCTTTGACCACTTTCGGTGAACCCGATCCAGTGAGTGAACTCAATTCTCAATTGTGGAATGAAGATGATAATCCAAATTCATTGAAGAAAAAACAAGCACGGGACCAGAAACGCAAACTACATTATGTGACAAACATTTATGTCGTTTCTGATCCTAAAAATCCAGAGAATAACGGCAAAGTATTTCTCTATGATTTCGGTAAGAAAATCTTTGACAAGATTACCCAAGCAATGAACCCCGAATATGAAGATGAAACGTCAATGAATCCGTTTGATCTTTGGGAAGGCGCAAACTTCAAGTTGAAAGTTCGTCAGTATGAAGGTTGGCCTAACTATGATCGTTCAGAGTTCTCAGCAACTGGACCTCTCGCCGACGACGAGGAACTTGAAAAAATCTATTCTCAAGTTTATTCGTTGAAGGAGTTTTCAGACAGGTCTACATTCAAGAGTTACGATGAACTCAAATCACGATTGAATATCGTTATGGGTTCAAACGATAACGATGTTGTAAGAGCATCTATGAATGAATCGCCAGCACCATCAATGAACCAATCGAAATCATATGATGATCTTGATGATGAAATTCCATACGATAAATTCAGCAATGAAAACGACGACACCATCGATTATTTTAACAAACTATTAGAAGAGGATTAATTCGAAACTATGACTGGGAACGACGCATAGTTCGTCCGAAGGTCAAAAGTCGAATTAGTATCGGGGCGCGATAACTCGTTATATCCACTCTGTCCGGACAGTGACGCTAAAGGATGAACTCGCCCCGATTTTTATTTACAAGGTTATAGGAAAATGTTAGTGATTGGATACAGAGGAAATATAAATAAATCTGAAGTTATTAAGAGTTTAAGTAAGCACACAGATTTTAAAAAGGATGATTTGAAAACGATTGTCACAAATATTGTTGCTGGTAATACTGTAAATCTACCTGATGATTTTGTACTCAGGGAAGAACTCGAAACCCTTAATATCTTACTAAAATAAGGAGAAAACATATGGATAACATTAAAGCACTTTGGGAAAACAAATATGCTTGGTTTGTAGCAGGCGGCATTTTAGTATATGTTGTCATGACATACGGAGTATAAACACATAAATTAAGTGGATTTAAAATCCATTGATTATCTTGATATTCACTGGAATGACGATCCCCATGATAATTGTACACATTGGATAAATTATTTGTGAAATTAAGGTAAATTTGTAATGCCATTATACACGATTAAAAATCGATCAACAAAAGAAGAGTTTGAGGTTCAGTGTACATATCCTGAACTTCAAATTATTCTATCTGAAGATCCCGATTTAATACAAAAACTATCATCGCCCGGAATCGTTTCGGGTGTTGGAGGTGTACATTCTAAAACACCATCAGGTTTTAAAGACTTACTAGGAAGAATCAAAAAAGGCTCAGGAAGAGGAAATACAATTAGGACTTGACATGGCTAAGTATGGCAAACGTAATCCCGAAAATCGTAAAAGTAATCGTAACAAGTATCTCTCGGAAAACAAAGAAAAGAGAATTAAAAATTCCGAAGATACTAAATATAATAAGTACAAGATCAGACCAACTTATTATACGGAAAATGTAGAAGATGAATACTCTGAAAATATCAACTAGAATTATAAAATACTTTTATGATGTTTTATTGACGGTTTCAATATTGATCAATGTTATCTCTTTTGGTAACATGAACCAAACATTCTCAGCAAGAAATTACGAATGGAAAAGATCAAAAAAGTTAAATCTTGTCTGGTTGATTGATGGTGTATTCTATTATTCCGGAAAAGTTTTGAATAAGATATTTCCTAAACTTTTTTCAGTGAATAAAAACCATTGCTTAGATGCTTGGGTATATTGGTATACGAGAAAACATTGTTTAGATTCGTTTTGTACGGATAAAATTATTATGGAGCAGGTGAATAATGGACAAATCGAATTCTATTTTTGATTTACTGAATAAACGATTTGAATTTTCAGAATTGGTTAAAGATTTGAATGTCCCTGAACATATTATTGAAGGTGATATAAATAGTCTAAGATGGTTTGTACATAATGGACATAAGAACAATCGATTTAAAGAAAACTACGAAGAAGCAGTGAATATAGCCAAAACAATACTTGAACAGTCATAGTGAGGCGTTTTTGTTATGAGAAAAATAACGAGGCGAATCATGAACGGATTTTCAAAGTTTTGGTGGCATGCGCCCGAATACTTTAGTCGTTGGAGACTATTTCCTAGAGCCTTTATAATCGTTTATCTGTATTTGTTGGTTAAAGTCGTAAATTGGGCGATGGCATTAGAAACACTATCCATGGAGCAAGCGGGACTTGTTTCTGTTATTGTGGGTGCAGGCGCAGCATGGTTTGCAATTTACACAAATAGTAAATCTACGCCTCCATCACATTATAATGAATCAGAAGAAGAGATTGAAAAAATTGAATGAGCGAAAAATTAATATATCAAGTTTCTATTGGCAAACCGTCTAAACTCTACAAACATTGCATTGAATCTGTGAAGCGATATTGTAAAAAGTATGATATAAATCATGTTATACAAACCCGACCCATTCTCAATATCAAACCAGATCCATTTCAAACGGGGCGATCACAAGAATGTGTGTCTCGCCCTGTTCCTTTACCTATCTACGAAAAAGAAAACGCATTCGACTATTTTGATCGGTACGATCAGATAGCAATCATTGACGCGGATATTTTCATTCGCGACACAGCCCCAAACATCTTTGATGCATTTGGTACAGAAGCAGACTTTGGTGCTGTTGTAGAACGAGATATGCCAATCACGAATCAGTATAAAGCAAAGATTCTGAATTATTCTCAAATGCAGTATTCTACGCTACATCCAAATCCAGATTTTGAACCCAATCATCTCGGTTACAAGTTTATGAATATGGGCATGATCGTGATGAACAAATCGATCACTAAATATCTGAAAGGTGAAACGCCAAGACAGTTTCTAGAGCGACCCGTGTTCAAGAAATTTGTAGATGGTGTTGGCCCGTGGAAATTTAGTACAGATCAGACGCTACTTAACTTTTGGATTCGCAGATCGAAAATGAACATTCAAGAGATGCATTGGAAATGGAATGGCCTGTATTCTGCTAATACGAGAATTCAAGATTGTCATTTCGTACACTTCTTTTTGAAAGATAAACTACCTAATCGAGGTGAGAATGTAGAAGAGTTGATGAAAGATATAGGGGATTAATATGAT